TAGCCTCATTAGCCATGTTGATAAATGGATTAGAACTTTTCTTCTCTGTCATTTTCTTACCTTTATTGAATCTAAGTATTCATTCACGTTTCCATATAGACTAACCATCATGGCAATCTTGCTATCATAGAATCTAATGAATGGTTTACTTTTCTTTCCATCTTTATTTACCCCCATGTAATAGGGGCATTTGATTTTTTTGTTGAGTTCTATTACCCATGCATGATATGTATCGGCCGATCGTGAAGCAAGGTCGTATTGATAGAATTCAATCTCAGCCATTCTGAATGCTAGATCACCGTAGTCGGTTAATCGTAATCCATCCTGTCTACCTGTCTGCCACCATTTAAATAGTAATCCATCTACAGGTGAATCACGTTCCTCACGCAACTCATCGGGCAGTTCGTTTGCTACTGCTTCAGTTATTATTTGCTTTAGTGATTTTCTGTCACTCATCTGGATAAACGCAAGTGCCTTGATTCATAAAGACAACTGTAAATTTATCTGTTTTGAATTGTGCGTTGAGTTTACGACAAAGATTTCTAGCATGTCCAGGATTACTGAAGCTAGTCTTTTTATATTTAGGCGTAGCGTCAGGATCCTGATAGTGCTGTGATTTTAGATTGATTGGTTGATTATCATAAAATACTGCCCATATGCCTGCGGCCTCTACGATTTGGTCGCATTTATATGTAACTTTATCTACAATCTCTAATAATAATTTAGGTTGTGTTCTACTCATGACCATTTACCACCATTGACTTCAACTTGTATAACTGCATTGTCAATGGATTCCTTTTTCTTGTTTAATAAATCGTAATTGTCTGACAGTAGTTTAGCGATTTCATCACGTAACATTCTTGCTTCTTCCATGGGAAGTATTACGGTTGTTCCCGTTTTCCCTTCACTGGCTGAAACTCTGTCAATAAATCGATTTATTATAATCATATGCTATTTAGCACATTTTCTGCCTCATCTTTAGTTTTATATGGACCCGTGTACTCATATCTTTGGATAAAGATATATTTAGGGCAGAAAATTGCTTTACTCTCACTACCTTGCGTAACTGCATACCATCCTGCGGCATAATAACACTTACTTTTTATTGTTTTTGTAAACAAGTGTAGTTTACGTCTTACATCTAGTATACTATTGAATACCTTAGGAGTAGTAGGATATTCACTAAAGGGTAAGTCTTTCTCGACTGTCTTGAGTTTAGTTACATTCTCAAAACGAATATTAGTAATACGCTCAATAGCCTTCGTATTCTTATAATGAGTTTTATTACCATTTAATTTGAGTTCAAAGCCCGAGCCATCAGCAAGGACATTACCTACTTTTTCTTCTCCATTAGTTACAATCCAAAATTGATTTTTAACTACAGGTTTTGCAATTAGCGATTTATCCATTATCTTCCTTTAATAACCATCCATGTTGTAATATCTTATGCAACCAACTGAACACGGGATATTCATATTTCAATGTCCATACGCCTTTTTCATTTGTTGCGTGTTTAACTATCTCACCATTACCCATATTAAACATTGACAAGTCATTTACTACATAGTCAATACCCTCTATGGTTAATTCGTTTGTACCATATACACATTCTAACTCATTACTATCAACTATAACACCATTATGTTTTATAGTGATAGGTTTATCATGCGTTACGTTAAATAGTACTATATTTTGCATAAAAATTCAATAGTTCTGGGTATATGTTAGCAAATTTTAATTCGCTCACAGTATCCAACTCTATATTGTGTTTTATAAATTTCTGTCTTAATTGTTCAATATCACTCGGTTCAACTTCTTCCAACCTAACAAGTAATGATTCAATATGTTTCTTTATTCCCAATGCTGACCTAAATAACGCAATCTCATTTAAATTGTTATTTGATGATAATATATGTATATATTTAGACCTAATTTTATCTGCTATCTCATTTTTTAGTTGTTTTGGGAGGACAAAACACTTTAAATGTTGAGGATTGTCAAGTACATTACTATCAAGTCCTAGATTATGTTCCAGTGCAAAGTCTAATATTGTATCGTAATTACTAATACTTAGTGCTTGCGGAACTGTACGTAATACAACATGCATTTGTTTATCGATAAACTTCAATATGTTTTTTTGTACTGTTCTAAAATCAGAACCTATACGGATATAATCATTTGTAATGTTTAGGTTCTCTATGCTAATCTCTATTTGAACAGATTTGAAATGTTTTAACTTGTCAAATAGTTCTTCTTTGTATATTGTACCGTTGGTAACAAATGTCAAGTGAAAATCTGTTTTGTTATTCTCAATACAGTAGTCGATAAACTCGTAAAATCTTTTATGGTATAGTGGTTCCCCGCCCATGAAATGCAATGACATTAATTGATTATTATGTTGTACTAATTCTAAAAACTCATTCCATTTATTATCGTTAGTAGTCCAATCAACTAATGTAGGTTCGTCTTTATTCAACCAATTTATTTTCTTATATGCATCTGTTAACTGAGAACTATATTGAGGGAAACACATTCTACATTTTAAATTACAAAGATTACTTAATGTAATATGCATGAATGCTGGATATATCTTTTGATTGCTATTCATTCGTTTATATGCAGGGCTTTGTTCTAAACTTTCATTAAAGTATTCGCCGTGATATATTGCAGCCTGCATGTTGCGTTGCATTCTATGACTGATTAAATTATTCTTTTCATTATAATAACAGGCACTACAACCAATACTTTCATCACCATTAATAATATTAGTTCTGGTACTATTGACGTGGTTGAACCAATCCAAGAAACTTAGACTAGTTTGTTCAGCTTGTGCTTGTCTAATTGAATGACAACATCTTAATGCTCCATTAGCATCAATGCGTAATTCATACCAAGGTGATATACAAGTTACATTATCGTTTGGAAACTTTTTCGTCATTAAAATTTGTCAATCTTTTTACACCTTTGTGTTTCACAAAGAGATGATATGTATATTTACTATCAATCTTTAATGGTAAGTCAAGGTGTATGTGTAACATAGGTCCTACTTGGTCGCTGATAACAGTATCGTTGCCGACACTTCCTATCCAACGAATCTTTCCATGCATACCGGTTACACGTGCCATAAACTCATAGACAGGTTTGTAACGATTTTTTTCAAAGTAATCAGCTAGATTCATTGTGTTCCTTGGTTAATTCACAAACCAATTGGAAGTGCTCATATGCTTTCTTTACTGATGGGTTTGACATTAATTTGTCGGCTTCTAGCATCATAGCCTTTACGCCTGCTTCAGCACAATCACGGATGCATAAACCAGATAGTGTAGCAAGCTCAGATCCAAATTCTTTAGCTAACTTTTCCCATGCTTTCTTTTGTCCTAGTGTAATAGGAGTCTGCTGAGGGCGTAGTTCACTTGCTTTACTGATAGCACGACAGATGGCATCTTCAGCTACGCGCCCGGCTGCAATCATTGGAGCATGTGCTGGATCAATATTAAACCTGCGACTAGTCCCACCGGGATAACTCATGACAAGATGAGTACCTTTGGTAAAACTGTCTAAAAAATCATTGTCATATTCTGCTACAGGAACGTATTTACGACCAACTTTTTCATAGTAAATCTTTTTCATTGTAATTGAAACTTTTTTAAATAGTCTTTAGCCAATGATGTATCACTTCCTTCTGATACTAAATCATCATACATAACTTGCATCCTGTTAAGTTCTTGTCTATATGCTTTAATAATCCACATAGCATATTCTTGATCCTCTTGATCCATACTATTCCACCAAGTTTCTAATTGCTCAGGGGTTCGGTTTAGAATGTAATAGATGTTGTTCATGTCTTTGTCGTTCATATTAATCTCCTAGTTTTTCCCAAACATATTCTGATTCTTTCACATATGCAACTGGTTGTAGCCAACCATTCTTAGTAGCTTCCATAATCATAAGTTTATATTGTCTTGGACAATCATTGCTAATTTCAAATCCAGCACGTGGCGCCATGACAAATCCATTATGAATATGAAAGTCAGGGTCGTCCTGACGTATTGTTTTAATAGTTTTGTCTGGCGTAGTAAAGGTCATTTTTCTTGATCAGCCAATGTTGTAAAGAAGTTTTTAACTTTGATATCATTATCCCAAGACACAGCATAAGCATTGTCTTTGTCAGATAGGGCTATTGCCTCATCATATGTAACAACACGGTGACTGATAATCTGTTCACCAATGTGCTCCTGACTGAATTCTTTGGCTTCTTCCATTGTTACTGTATCCAATGCCCAAAATGATTTGTCTTTGCCGTAGTCATCAGTACCCACGGGCACTTCAACCATATACCGTTGACGGAATGTACTGACACATTCTACAAGAACCCATTGTGTTTCTTTTTTAGTTAACATAAAACTTCCATCTCCATTATCTTTCCAAATTAATGAATCACCCTCACCCCAACCTGTTTGTTCTAACATATCTGGTGGGAATTCTAATATAGTGTCCCCGGTAGAGGGGTCTTCTTGTAAATCAACTGTCCAACTTGTTTTCATAATAAATTTCCTTTATAAGGCGTATTTAACCATTTGCTATAAATTTCTGCTTGTTCTGAAATTTTTGTCAATTCATACTTGCCACAAAATTTTAGAAAATGTAGGCCCACTTGAGGAATAGTTTCAATACGGACACTTTCACGAATCCGTTGATCCACAGCATCTTTTATTTCTTGGGGTTGTGCAGTCAAGTCGATGAGTGTACGATTTCTCTCAAACGCATCTTTAACTCGTACTTCAACACCCTCATGGTCTGTGTAACGTTGCAACATAAAATTGTTGTAATTGAAGCCCTGTTTGTTTCTATCTTCAAATGCTTCACGAATGCCAACTTTATTCTTAGTACCTTTCTCACGACAGCCCGGAAAAGCACTGAACACGTTGTCCCCTGAATCACCTCTGATAATTTTTTTGAATAATCCGTACTCGGGATCTTCTAGTAGTTTAGGCTCTTTAGTTTTCTTATCAATGACAGGCTTACCATTTTCTTTCAAGTAGCCCTTTAATGTGATTAGCTCATTAGTCACGCCGTTGTACTGCGAAACGGTTTCAGAAATTAACTGTGCGTAGTCGCCATCCGTTGATAAAATTACGTGGCGATCTGCTGGATGCAATGCGATGAAGCGGGCGATGAGGTCATCTGCTTCAGCACGTTCGTGACGAAGGACACTCACGTTAGTCCGCTCTTTAATGAAAGTTGTAAATTTTTCATACGTTTCCCAAAACATTTTTGACTCTTCGGCTTCTTCCTCAGTAATAGACATAGCATCTACTACACGATTCTTTTTATATGGAGCATAGAGATCCTTTCTGAACGAGCGGCCTTCGAGACAGAATACGACATGATCGATTCCGTATTTGCGAACAGCTTGATTGACTGACGCAAGTGTTAAGTGAAGGGCCATGCCTATCTTTTCTTCCAATGTACTAGAACGTGATGCCACGTGTCTAGCACGGAAGAAAGTATTTGCAGTATCGATAAGTGCGTATGTTGTCATGTGTTTATTATATACTACTATTTAGATTATTTCAATTGAATTTGGGCAGAAGTTAGTCTAGCAAAAATGCTATCACCAAAATTCCATCCTTCGGGCATTGTAGTTTGCATATCCATTTCATTGTCTAATAAGTTAGCTTCTTCATTGGTAATTAAAACAATTGCAAGATTGGTCTTAATCATTTGTGCTACTTCAGTTATTGAAGCTTTTTCCATTGTCATTGTCACTGCTTGATTATAAATCATAATACAAGGGACAATATGTTCTCTGTATGTATTTTCTTTGGTACGATTAACTGATTCACCTATAGTAATCAAGTGGTCAATACTATCACCCTCAAGTAATGATCTAGTATTCTCTAAACCAAAACCATCTTCACTATCAATAAAATACTTAAAACGTTTAGCAATCTTTTCAAATATATTACGTTCGGATACTTCACGTGGTATCGGTTTGATTGCTTGACCGCGAACTTTTCTAACAATAGTTTCAATTGATTCGATGATTCCGACAAGTACCCAAAAGTTTTCAAGTATCTCGCCATCAAAATTTACATTGATAAAGTCCTTCTCATCCTTGCGCTTTTCAGAACGTTTTCCAAATTTTTCAGAGAATCCAGCTTCAATAAATTTTTGGCGCATTACTTTAACATCTTCTGGTCTAGCTAACCAACCGATGGTGTAATGATTCTTTTTAATTTCACATTTTATACCATTATTAGAGTATAACACATACACACCACGATCCTCAAATATACGTTCGGTATATCCTCGGTCGTTGCATGATTCTTTGAATAGAGTAAATGGTATCATTTTAGCCATAGATTAAACCAATGCTGTGAACATTCCGTTCTTTTTTGCTTCTTTGAGTTTTTTGCGACCGGGTGTTTTATAATCACCATTCTTGTTACCTTTGTATGCATGACAACATTTACATAATGTTTGATAATTCTCTGGTCTGTTATCTTCTGGATTGCCATTGATGTGATCTACATCTAACATTCCCTCCCACACAATATTAGTTGTGCAAGTAAATCCTAAACGGCCGTCAATGTTCTCACAGTATGTTTTGCGCCACAATGAATATCCATTAATAGTACATGCATGGTCTTTGCAAAATACAGTATATTTTATATTACCATAATGGTCACTACCAAATACTTCTACCCGCTTACGGCAATTAGGAACTTCGCAACTAGGAAGAGATCGGCGGTCAACCAACGATGCATTTGCTTGAAAAGCTAGACGCCGATCTGCGTGGCATGTTACGCAATATGCACGAAAATTGGGATATCCATTGGCTTTATATGTACCAAGATGTTGCGTTTTATTATTGCAACCAGAAGTCTTACAAATTGGGCGTTTGTTTAAAGGTACAACAATTTTGTCTTTGTTTTTCTCGCTAACTTGTCTTGTCATATACGCTTTCTAAGTTAATATAACCATATTATACACTCAAAATGATTATTTGTCAACCGTAGCAAATGTTGTATTTTTACAACATTTCAAACAACTCATGCACCGCTTTAGGTATATAACCCTTCTTATAGTGCTTAGTGTTAGTAGGGTCTTGTACATTAAGATAAGGTAATCTACCAAATGTATCTTTATACTGTCTTGCCAATTCACCTTCAGCCCAACCAGTCGCCTTCAGTTCGTCACTTTCATGCACATCTGAAAAAATCATTCGTTTAGATACATCCCAAACTGCAATAGTAACATCATTCTTATTAAATGATTTGGGTAACAAGCCTTGTGGAATTAAGTAATGTTCAATTCCTCCCCAGAAATCAGCACCATGAGAACTGCGAACATGGTCCTCTTCCCAACCAGGAACCCAACTTAACTGTCTTGTGATACGCTCACCAACTTGATGTTCTCTCTTTTCACCCAACTCAGGGCAACTCATCCCTACCTTAGAGAAATCATATGTCAATGGTCCTGGCTTGAAACACATACCATATACGTATGCTTTAACAATTCCATTGTTACGCATACTTGAATAGATATCTCTACAATTTTTTAATTTTGAACAATCAATTACAAAATCTGGTTTGAATAAATCAATATTTTTTAGCATTTAACTTACCTCAGTACGTCCGTTACCTAAATCCCGTGTGACTACATTGCGTACATCTCCGGGTGCCCGTTTGTCCGGATCAGCTATCTCTTGTTCAAAGGTCTCTAGTACTGTTGCTCTGCACAAATTAGTCCAGTAACGATCTACGATGTCATTGTCTGTATCAGTATCTTTCATTTTGTAACCTGCACGAATCAGATTCAATACAAACTTGTCGTTGAAGTCTAATTCAACTGAACCACTGTTAATATCCTTAGGATCTACTTCAAATTTAATGATGTTGATATAAGGTTCTCCTGCCGCTGTTGCTTTTTCTTTAGCAGTAAGTTGTGGTTCAACTTTCTTTTCTTTAACCTTGCGTGGTTTCTTTTCCTTGACTACCGCAGGGGGTTCAGGTTTTTTAAATAGATTCTTTATTTTGTTAAACATTTATATCTTTCAAGTAATTTAAAGCTGGCTAAGTTTTTACCCTTAGACTCACACATAATATCAAAGTTATCACAGAATGTCAATGCCCAATCGTTCACCGCTTCGTTCCAATAGTAGTCACTATGTGCCCTTAGTTTCTGTTTACTGTATCCCGATTCAATCAGCGCACCATGATCGGGTAATTGTGTAGTGGAATGGCCTGTGAGTACATCTTCGCGGCTAACACTGTAATGGCAAGTAGGGCGAATGCCACGCCAACTGTCAATAACACGCTGTACAAGCGCATCATTATGGGCAATGTATTCTCCCTCACGTATCCAATTATGGTGAATGTCCATGACCGTAGGGACAAGGTCAGATAACGATAAGCAGTCAGATAGTCCATGTGTGTATT